AATCGTCCTATTGATGTCTTTGCTGGAGGTAAACCAAATTTCTTTATTAGCGATAGGGATCAACACCACATCCCATATTTTAGCTTAATGGAAATATACTTCGGTTTTAGCAGGCAGGTCAATCATACATACATAAATGATTTTATGTTGTTTGATAAAAACGTGTGTCGAGAAATGCTACCAGATCTAAAGACGTTTGTAAATGATCTCAATGAAATTTTGGTCAATGAAGAATATTTATTCTCTGAGTTTGAAACCTATGGGAACTATGTGGCAAAAACACATCCCCAAATGTATAATCATACGCACACGAAAACAAAGACTCATGGACAATACAAGCAGTGGTCGCATGACGAAATTAGAGCTGCAATAAACATGTATAAGGGTGCTACTGATGTAGACCTATTCACAATTCACACTTGGACTTAAATATGAAAATAGTAAATACTTTTATATCTGACGGCGGAGCTTTACCAGATTACGTTAGATTTTCAATTC